CACGAAGGGAACAAGAACGGTTTCCAACTGTGGGGTGATTACAACCGCATTATGTTGGGTGCCTTGAAGACCATTCGTGACCTGCCTTTGCATGTCTATGTGACGTGTCTGGCAAAAGAAGAGAAGGATGCAAATGACGTCACTCACTATTGGCCGTTGGTCAAGGGTGGCTCTGTATCCAAACACGTACCTGCCCTGTTCGACCACGTGCTTTGTGGTGTTCGAGTGACAGAAACGAATGACCAAGGGAAACCAAAGGTCACTCGGTACATTGTCACAGACGAAGTGTCTGGCTGGCATGGCAAAACACGTGATCCACGCAACCGTCTGAAGCCATTTGAGAAGTGCGAAGACGTAACAGAACTCTTAAACCGAATGGTCGGTGAGGAAGAAGGAGAAAGTAAATGAGTGATTGGAATGGTTTTGGGTCATTAGACCTGTCCAATGTAGAAGCCAGTGGTGGTAGCGCACGTCTGCAACCCGGCACATATACCGTGAAATGTTCGGAAGCAAAGGTCGAGCAGATCGGTAGCACAAACAACCGCAAATTGGTTGCAGACTTTGTAGATGTAGATGGATCAGGCGACATCCGCGTGAACTTCAACATCCTGCACTCAAGCGATATGGCGCAAGAGATTGGCAGACGTCAGTTGAAGTCGTTCTTGGTTGCCGCAAATCACCCCAACCCAGACAAGCCGGGCGACGTTGATAAGCTGAAAGGTCTTCAGTGCAAGATCATCGTTGGCATGGGCAAGCCATGGAAGGGTGATGATGGCGTTGAGCGTCAGTCAAGTGAGGTCAAGAAGTTCATGGCCATGGCTGACGCGGCGGCGTCTGCTGGCTCAAAGTCAGACGACATGGACGACGACATCCCTTTCTAAGCCATACAAAAAAAGGGGGGCGCAACGCCCCCCTAAATTGAGGGAAGCCATGAGCATAAAAGCTACCGAAGTTGTCTTCAAGATTGACGAAGGATATGACAGAAAAACCGAAGAGAGAGCGCGAGACTATATTGGGGCTTCGGGCATCGGACATCCCTGCGACGCCTACCAAGCCTATAGTCTACGCGGATTTCCCAACACTGAGCCAGACGCTCGCCTCAAGCGAATATTCCGCTTGGGCCACATCCTCGAAGACGAAGTCGTCAAAGACTTAAAGGAGAAGGCAGACGTTCGGGTCTGGGAAGTCGATGGTCTAACTGGTCGTCAGCACACATACGAAGAATGGAACGGTCATGTGGTCTGCCACATGGACGGACACATAGAACTAGATGATGGCGAACTGCGCGTCTTGGAGATCAAGTCCATGAACGACGCATCGTTTAAGAAATTTCAGAAGGACGGAGTGAAATACTCGCATCCACGTTACTTTGCACAGGTGCAAATGATGATGGGGATGTCCCAGATACATGAGACCTTCTTTATCGCTGTGAATAAAAACAACAGCGAATACCATGCGGAGATTGTAAAATATGATGAGTTTGAATTTGGACACATCAAGGATCGGATACAGACAGTGTTCGATGGAAACGCAAAAAAGATCAGCGTCGACAACTCAGACTGGCGTTGCCGAGGGTGTTTCAAATCAGACGTATGTTGGGGCGACCGCAGTGTTCCCAAGTTATGTCAGACCTGTAGCTTTTCCCGTCCAAAGCCAGACGGTGGATGGCATTGTAACAAGCATGACAAGGACACCCTTAACCCTTGCGAAGATTACAAATTGTTTGAGCCATTACCGAAGGAGTAACTGGATGAAGCTAGAGGAGTTAAAGAAAAAGCACGAGGCGATTGCAGAAAAGACCTCCACTCTTCTTGCCGAAATCGAAGCCAAGCAGAATGAAATCTTGTCGATCACTGAACGTCTGGATGAGATCAACATTCTGAAAGGTGAGGACATCAAAGCGCAGAAGGCACGAGCGAAAGAGAAACGTGCGCGTCTGCGTGATGAGATCACAGACCTGCGACATAATGTACGTCTGTTAGATGGGCAGAAAGAATGGCTAATGATCAAAGCGAAAGCTCTGGCAGGTGAGCTATGAAGCGCGGCGACATATTAGGCAAGGCTTCAGAATATGTTGATGGCCCAAGGGCAGACGACTACGGCGATGCGTTCGAGAACTTCGAGCGGATTGCTGAAGGATGGAATATTATTCTCAAGAACGCCCTGAATACGCACGGGTATTTCACAGCATCACACGTCGCATTGATGATGGATTGGGTAAAGACAGCACGTCTATTGCACAACCTAGAAAGCGCAGACGGATGGATTGATAAGTGTGGATATAGCGCACTCGGTGGCGAGTGCGCTATGAAGAGCAGAGAGCGGAGTGATTACGCTAAGTCTCTAATTGAAAATGCGGCCCGTCCAAGAAAGGCCGACGACCCTGAGAACGTCTGAGGTCAACGTATTCCATCATCAACGCTTCACAAGTTCCCTCGTGATCCGTTAATTTCTTGTGCCATGCCGCTCCCCAAGTGAGTTCGCAACCAACTTCTTTGGCGGCAGACAAGAATGCGTCTGCAATCTCATCATACAAATTCAATTCCCAGACGCCAGTCGAGCCAACATAGGCCATGGCGTCTATGGCGTGCGAGTATCCGTCTGCCTGTGGTAGATGGTAAGACTTCATCGTCTTTGATCTGCCAGTGCGGACATTCTCCTCCTGCTCGGCTACAGTTCTTGTGCCGCAAATAATTCCGAAGTCGATCTTAGTACGACCGATGGCCAGTTTGCAGACGTCCACGAGTTGTGGATGTACGCCTTCTAGTTTTGACAGACTGCGGTTAGATAGTTTGAAGCTCATTTGGCAACTCCTTTTGTCTTCTCGAATGTGCGCAGACCACCAAGGCCGAGCATGCCGAGCAACACAGTCATTAAGCTATCCATCTCGAACGATGGGAGATCACTTGGGTGCAAGCCCACGTTGAATGAAACAATCGCAAACACTACGATTGGATGAATGATGAAATGGTATGCTAACGCGACCGCGCAGACCCATCCGACCATCGGCCTCCACCCCGCAACAAATATACTGCGGTGTGCGGCTTCAGCCTTGTTTGTTTCGATCTGACCCATCGCGGCTTCGTGCGCCTGTTTAGTAGCTAAAGTAGCTATTTCATGGGCGAGAGCGTTCTTCTGGTCTTTGTCCTCAATGAACTTATCGAGGAGGCCAGTGACTGGCCCGATTAGTGATTGCAACATGTTGGTCTCCTTGTTTTCTGCTTCACTTCTCATGTCCGATCCAGACGGCAAACGCGCCTGTCATCGCGCCCGTGACCGTTGCTGTCAGGGCTGTGGCTTGTGAGGTCATCGCTTCAGGTGGAAGACCCATGAACCAATGGAGGACTTCAATGTACATCCACGTCATGACGCCCATCATAATTCTGGGCATCAACTTCCAAGCGAGAACTCTCTCCATCACTATCGTCATAAGCTACCTCAGTAAGACTTGTTCCAACTGCCCTGCCAGCCGCCTGAATTGCCGCTGTTAGGCTCGCCTGCGGCGGCATCCACTAAGCCCTCACGGAAGCGTCTGTTGCCTCCAAGGACTGGGATACGCGTCGCAACTTCGCGCATTGCAGACCGCTCTTTTGCGTTGCTGTTGTCGCCCTCATCGAAGATGCCTGCGGCTACCTGCATTGTTGCGTTGCCAAGACCGAAGGATGGGCCAAGAACTGTCGACCACATACGCTGTTGTCCGTATGCGCCGTTATCGACTTGGCTGACTGCTGAGTGAATGACGTCACCGAGTAGACCAAGCCCACCCATCACCATCATACTTTCAACATACCAGCCCATGAAGTCGTTCTCGCCGCCATGAACTTTCTCGTCATAGCCAAGAGCTTTGAGCAGGTTACGTTTACGCAATTCAGCACTACGCTCGTCTTCGCCACCACGTTGCTGAATGATGTCCTTCGCTGTCAGTGTTGCCGCACCAAAGAGTGGGCCGACAGACGCCAGATAAGCCAGTGGTTTGAGATTGCCTTTGTTGGCTTCGCTCAAGACGTGACCAGTCAGACGTGACATCATCAACGGGAACGACTTCAACTGGAAGACCAGTGCGCCGATTGGCGTCTGCGCCCACAGTGGGATGTCGTTCGGGTTTGGCTGGAAGATTGCGTCGTCTGCAAACTTAATGATCGCCATGCGCAGGCCGTCTTCTTCCATGATAGACGGATCAATCATCTCTCCTGCTCGTTTTGCACCGGGCAAGAACTCAGACAAACCGTAGTTTTTCAGGAAGCGGTGTGCAGTTTTGTACTGCGCAGACTGCTGTGCGTATGGGACACCTTCTTTGAACGTATCACGCGCCTTCATCTGCATGGTGCGGAAGGCTTCATATCCAGTCGCGCCTGCAATCATGCGGTTCATGTCTGTCCAAGGTGTTAGCAATGTAGCGTTGAAGAAGGCATGTGATGCCTTATTGTCTGGCGCACCGTACATGTGAACCATGCGCTCGTGAACAATGTTCTCCATCGCAACACCCACGTTGCGGATCATCTCTCTATAGTGTGGGTCTCTCAAGTTCTTGACGCCAGTTGCCCAAGATTTGAAAGAGCCAGAGCGGATGATTGGAAGACCCAAGTCGCCGATAGATGTCAGCGTCGTAAAGCCAAGAAGCGATACGTTATTGAACATCCGAACCCCGCGAGAGACACGCATTGCTGTCTTGTTGGTTCCCCGCATCGGCTTCTTCAGCAAGACTGACATCGCATCTTCGACGTAACGCAAGCCTTCGTCTGTATCTACAGAGCCGGGTTTACCTTTGAAGTCTGCAAGTGCGCCAACGATTGCGTCTACACGCTTCTCGTATACTGGGTTCACACGGCCAGACGTGTCGAGTGGTGCAATGTCCATCAGCATCTGACGCGCACCAGACGGGCCAGATGTTTGCGCAACTTCAATCAGCGTATCAGCAAATGCTGATGCTTCTTGCGCCGCGCCTTGGAATGGCATGCGAATTGTGTCGACCAGTGTCGCCACCTCGCGTCTGCCTTGCGGGTTCATTGCGGTGATGTCGTACTCGAACTGCTTATTCTTGGTAAGTAGATCGACGATGCCCTGCTTACCTTCGTTTGCGACCATCAGGTAATCAGACACAGCGTGGCTGTTTACACCGAAGCGTTTCGCAGACGTTAGTCGGCGTGAGCTACCCTCAAAATACTTGACCAAGAGACCTTCGAGGTTGCTTTCCAAGAATGGCTCAAGTTCTTTGAGCATATCTGGATACTTTTCGAGTTCGATAATCCGTGAGTAGTCGACGTTCTCGAAGGTTGAGTTCTTTGTAGTTCCCTTAACTGGGATGAAGATGCCATCATCTGCCTCATCCAACAGCTTGAGCATGACACCTTCTGCAAATGCGGTTGCCTGCTCGTCTGTGAAGTCTTGGCCAAACTCTAGCTTCTCGCGCATGTAGTAGCGACGCATCTTCTCGACAAACTCGTCGCGGTTTTTGGCAATCTTCTTCTGATCCCAGACCTGCGGTAAGTAGTTCGGGCCACGGTCGCCGACGTGGTAGCCCTCTTTGATCAGTTCCATGCGCTCGTTTGCGAGGTTCGCGCGGATTTGCTTGTAGATCACACGCTCGTCTGCACTCAGTGCTTTCTCTTGGCGTGATCCGTCACCGTAGCGCAGTGCCTTAACAATACGGCTGTGCGACTTTGGCTGATCCTGACCAATGCTTGATGTCGAACGACGGAAGTGTCCGCGCAAGATGCCGTCACTATCTGGCAGTCTGGATAGACGGTCAAATACAGGCATAATCTTCTTGGCAAAGCGTTGGTTTAGGTCAGGGAAGTGTTCCTTGTACCTGTCACCAAGCCAGTTCATGCCCATATTCTTCATGCGTTGCGATGAACGCTCGAAGTATTTGAATGGGCCAGACTTACGGACTGCCGCTTCTTCTTGCACAGACATGTCACGCTTGCGAAGCATTGACATGATCGCACCTGTCATGGTGCTGTTTGTACCTTCTTGCTCTAGCAGTTCGCCGAATTGTCCAACTGGGATGTCGTTGATGCTCTCAATGCTTTCATCCATCAGAGCCATTGTGACGTCGCCGTTCACTCCGCGAGGAATGATGCGCTCTTTCTCAACGATGTTGTTGTAGACCATCTCGTCGTTGATGTCGAAGTAGTCTGCGTCAACATGCTTGGCCTGCTCCGGGTTGAACAAGATAACGCTGGTGTGCGTTACAGACGATGCCCGGTAGGTGTCTGCATTCTGCATCAGGTCTTCCCCAGACGACAGAGTATTGCGGTGTGTTGTGATCATCCCGTCATGGCCAAGATCGTCGAGGAACCCTGTCAATTCTTCTTGCGCCGCAACTCGGTTACGGCCAGATTTCATGATTGAGTTCACAAGTTCGCGATACGCGACCGTCCCTTCAACATCCTTGTCTAGCAGTGCGTCTGACAGGTGCTTGAATGTGCGCTCATTGTAGTTACCGACCTCATTCATACGACCCATGATCGCTTTGATCGTTGGGTG